AGGATTTACAGATCCACCACAATGTATGCCTGACGAATACAAGCATGACGATTGCATAAATGCATATCGTAAGTTTTATCGTCATGATAAATCTAGGTTTGCAAAATGGAAATATTCAGATGTACCTACGTGGTACACACAAATGGAAAAAACATGGAATTAGATTTAAATAAAATACTAATTGCTACTACTTTTATTCAAGAGTCAGCAGAAGAACTAGGATATGGGTACCTAGATACTTTAGGTCAATTACTTGATGAAGTTGATTCTTTAGCAATGAATAAACTAGAAGAAGAAGAGTAAGAACAAGGGTGAGTATCCAAGTGCTCAAGGAATCTGACTGTAAATCAGACGGACTTCGTTCCTCGTAGGTTCAAATCCTACCTCACCCACCAAAATATAGTACACCTAAATCACTGAGGTGGTAGGCAGTGGATGTTGATGTCCGTGAAGCTCGCTAATCTTCATTTGACAGTGGGGTGGCTCCCTATTCAACAGGTAGGTGATTATGTGTAGGAGTATGCTTAGAGGTGATTGCAAACCTTAGATGCTACCTACATGGTGTACTGTACCAGATAGGGGTGAACAGGCCAGCTTCATGGAAAACAGACCATGATTCCTGTAAGCCCCTTTTAATAGGGGCATGGGAGGCAATCCAGACGGGCCAGAGTAAGAAGTGTGAATGCATGATTACTCTGCGAACTACCTGATATAGGTCAACAGGATTTCTGATCAACTTCCGAAGTGTTCCGTTGTGCCCCTTTTTACACCTCATTGGTGTAGTGGTAACATAACTGATTCCAAACCAGTGGACATGAGTTCGATTCTTATATGAGGTGCCATTTATGGATATTACAAAAGTAGTCTTGACATTTGTTATTGTATATGCTATACTTGTTATCACAATGATTCTGTATGTAAATATACAGTTGAGTGATATTAATTTTAACCTGAAGATACTTCAGTCTAAACATGATACTAATAGGTTGCAAACAAGTTTATGTTTAAGGAGATTAAATCATGAAAGGTATAAAGAACCGAGGGTCACAGGCCCACAAGGTAAAAACTAAGTACAAACGTACACAAAATGAGTTTATGTATGAACGCAACATGAGTGAAGAAACTGATGATGACGAACCCGAACCAAATGACCGACATAACAAGGGAAGAATTACGTGATACCTACGGTCTTTCCGAACAAGAAGTGTTAGAACTAGACCATGAGTCTCAAAAAATAATGGGAAAAACCATTATGATGGTCGATACAGCGTTGCGTGATGAGTCTATAACAGCAGATGAACGTATAACGGCTGGTCTTAATTTTATCGACATGGGGATGACACTTATCCAGTATAATTTTGATGAATTGGTGGAAGGACGAATCCCAAAGGCATCAAAAATGAATTGAATCTAAAACAAGAACAAGAGAAGATTGAAAGTGAGATGAATGGACTTGGTATTGAAAGATACCAAAAAAACATTCGTGATGCAAAGTCAAAGGGTCGTGAGTCTGTTACTCTTTATGGAGTAACACTTATGAAAGAAGCTCTTGATGTTGTTGTAGTAGGAATTAATGAGTACCTTACCGAAGCCTTGACTGGTCGTGTAGGTCCAAATCAAACCTCATCAACTACACTGATGCTTCTAGATCCAGAAGTGTGTGCTTACCTGACACTGAAGTACACAATAGATGGTGTGTCAGCCCGAAGTCCCTTAACACGGACAGCTATGAAGTTAGCGAATGGTCTTGAAGATCAATTTAAATTTGACCTCTGGAAAAACTCAGAGGACTCAAAAAGATTGTTTCGGATCATAAAGGATCGGGTCAATAAAAAGACTACTAATAGGGTCTATCGTAGATACAATCTTATTAGGCAGATGTCTAAGGTTGAAATGCTTGAACACTCACCTTGGACAAAGGTTGAAAAGTTACACCTTGGTTGTAAGCTAATTGATATTCTTGTACAGAGTACTGGTTTGATGGAAGTCAAGACAGTTCAATACAAACGTAAAAAAAGAGTCTTGTATCTTCAAGCTAATGATGCTACTCTACATTGGATTGAACAACTTAACAATGAAGGAGAAACAATTCACCCTTATTTCTACCCATGTGTCATACCTCCAAAAGATTGGAGTAATATGTACAATGGTGGGTATCATACATCAAGGATCAACTCAATTCCTATGATAAAAACTAGGAATAGAGAGTACCTCGATGAAATGCAGTACCATAATATGCCTCTTGAGTATGGTGCCATAAATGCTTTGCAACGTACTCAATGGAAAGTCAACACAAAAATTCTCGACACTATAAAACAGTGTTGGGAGACTGGTGAATCGTGGGCTAATTTGCCTCCACGTGAAGATTACAAGATCCTTCCTAGTCCTGTAAAAGGAAAACGTGGTGAGTTATCACCCGAAGATCTTGATAAACTTATCAAGTGGAAAAAAAAGGCAACCATAGTCCACGATTTGAATGCAAAGATTACTTCAAAACGCATTCAATTGGCTCGGACATTATCTATGGCAGAGAAATTTAAAGATTACCCTGCTATTTACTTTGTGTACCAATGTGACTTTCGTGGACGTAAGTACACGGTAAATTCGTTTCTTACACCACAAGGTCCAGATTACGCAAAGTCACTACTGCATTTTGCTAACAAAAAACCTATAACCTCAGACGATCAGGAAGAGTACTTTGCTGTTCACGGTGCCAATTGTTTTGGATACGACAAAGTTTCTTTTAAAGATCGGGTAAAGTGGGTACATGCTCATACAACAGAAATATGTGAGTCGGCTAAGTCACCTCTTGATTATAGATGGTGGACTGAAGCAGATGAACCTTGGTCTTTTCTTGCGTGGGCTTTTGAGTGGGCTAATTTTGTTACTGAAGGTATCGGGTATATGTCACAGATACCAGTGTGTCTGGATGGGTCGAATAATGGACTTCAGCATTTTTCTGCTATGCTCCGTGACCCTGTGGGTGGCAAAGCCACAAATTTAACACCCGAACCTCTTCCTCAAGACATCTACCAAATGGTAGCAAATGTTGTCTTGACAAAGGTAAATGAAGATGCTACACTTGGTGTAAATTATGCACAATCTTGGCTTGAGTTTGGTATTGATCGAAAGATAACCAAACGTCCTGTTATGGTTGTGCCCTATGGTGGGACACGTTACTCATGCCGTGAATATGTTGAGGAAGCGATGAATGATAGAATACTGGGTGGTCATAAAAATCCATTTGGCGATGAAGTTTATGAAGCATCGATGTATCTATCGGCCCATGTGTGGGATGCAATTGGTGAGGTAGTAGTTTGTGCTAGAGAAGCAATGGCATGGTTGCGTAATATAGGACGTAGTATGTCCGATAAAAATTTACCCATTACATGGGAAACACCAACCAAGTTTGTTGTAAATCAAGCGTATCGTTCAATGAAAGGGCAGAGAGTGCATACACATATTGACAATGTTCTTATCAAACCTTCGGTACTAGAGGAAACTGAGAACATAGACAAAAGAAGATCTACTAACGGAGTTAGTCCTAATTTTGTTCACAGTATGGATGCTTCTGCCTTGACATTGACTATCAACCAATGTATACTACAGGGTATAAATGATTATGCAGTTGTTCACGACTCGTATGGAGTACACGCAAAAGATGTACCTGCGATGGCTCGTGCTATACGATCATCATTTGTAGACATGTATTCGGATAATGACATACTTGGTACGTTACATAGTACAATACGGGATGTAGTGCCTGATCTTGACGATCCACCACCCATAGGTACTCTTGATATACAAGGTGTGAATGAGTCCAAATACTTTTTCTCATAGCCCTCTTTTAATAGAGGACATTTTAGAATCGGCAACCTTAAATTGGAAAGAAAAATGACAAAATATGCCGTAACTCCAAAGGGTGAATTTCATTGGGCACACGTTGGTACGCCTGATACAACCTTCAAAGCTGAAGGTCAATTCCATGTCAAGCTACAGTTGGCTGGACAAGATGCAGATACTATGCGTGAAGCAGTAGATAAAGCACACGCAGATTGGAAGTCTGAAGTCAATAAGACCAAAGGACAAAAGGCATACCAGGAATTTCTACCTTACAAGGTAGTTCTTGGTGATGATGGAATGGAATCGGGTATTCAATTTCATTTTAAGATGAAAGCATCTGGAGTGAACTCACGTACTGGTGAGGCATTTACTCAGCGACCTATGGTAGTAGGTCCAGATAAAACTCCACTTCCTACCAATATCAAGATTGCCAATGGCAGTACTGGTAAGGTAGCGTATGAGATGGCACCGTACCAATTTGGTACTGGTCTTGGTGTACAACTTAGGTTACGTGGTGTTCAGGTCTTACACCTCATCGAATGGAACGGTGAAGGGGGTAGCGATGAAATGTTCTCAGTAGAGGACGGATATGAAGTCAAGGTGAACATTGAAAGCAAGAAGAAACCAGAAGTGGAAGAAGTCTTCCCCGACTCCGAAAACGGAGATTTCTAAACGTAAGTACTACGTACCCGAATCCCCAATTGCACCCTTTCGGTCTAAGTTTGAGCAAAGTGTAGCTGAAAACCTAGAGTCGAGAGGGTGTCCATATAGTTACGAGTCGCAGATTGTGAAATACAGATTAGAATGCAAGTACACTCCTGATTTTATACTTCCGAATGGACTTATAATCGAAACAAAAGGGAGATTATCGAAGGCAGATGCACGAAAGCATCGGGCCATCAAGAAACAACATCCTGAATTGGATATACGGTTTGTCTTTATGAACATAAACACTCGTGTAGAGGGAAGTAAGTTCACTCATGAACAGTGGTGCAAACGCTACAAGTTTCTCTATGCTGAACGTGTTATTCCAAAGAAATGGGTAGATGTCAAAAAGAAAAGCGACTGATTTTATAGTAATCCATTCATCGGGTACACCACCCAAAATGGATATTGACCTTAAAACCATTGACAGATGGCATAGACAGAGAGGTTGGTTGCGTATTGGGTACCACTACGTTATTAAAAAAGATGGTACCATTGAAACAGGTCGTAACCCACATGAGGTAGGTGCTCATTGCAAAGGTTACAATGGTAAATCCGTGTCCGTGTGTCTCATAGGTGGGACTGATGAAAACGGACAGGCCGATCCTTATTACACTGCACAGCAATGGGAAGGATTATTTTCGCTGACAAATACCTTGACATTCATGTTTCGTGATGCTAAAGTAGTTGGGCATGGTGAGTTGATCGGTAATAAGTGTCCAGGTTTTTCAGTGAAGAAATGGTGGGCACAAAATAGTGAAATCTTATATGGAAACACAGGATACAGAAATGCCTGACAAAGATAATGTTATTAACCTTGAAGATCATAGGTGGCAATACGTATTTACCAATGACCTTCAAAAAGCGTTTGAACAAGTGATCGGTGTTCTTGATGAACACTTGCCACCAGAAGTAGGAAAACATGTGGGAATTGCTCTTGCAGAGGCTATGAATGTAGTCTCCGATTCTTTGGTATTTCATTATGACCCACCAAAAGAGGATGAACTTGAAATAGTTTTTGAACCTGATTGGCATGAAGGACATGAACCACAACCAACACGAGATCACTGACAGTACATTTGTAAGACACGAACCTTGCCCTAGTTGTGGGTCCAAGGATAATCTAGGAAGGTTTTCAGATGGACATGGATATTGTTTCGGGTGCCATTATCGTGAGCGTAGCGATGATACTGGTATTCATTCTTATCAACCAAGACAACGACAATTTGAGATGAATATGGAATTTGTAGATGGAGATATCCAGTTTCTTTCTACACGTGGTATCAGTGAAGATACCTGTAAAAAATGGGATTACCGAGTTGGTGAACTTGGTGGACAGAAGGTTCAGGTAGCGAATTACAAAGATTCTAGTGGAAAAAAGATCGCACAGAAGATACGGTTTCGCAATAAGGACTTCACTGTTCGTGGTGACATGAAAGACGTATGTCTTTATGGAGAACATTTATGGTCTGGTAGTGGTAAACGTGCTGTAGTTTGTGAAGGAGAACTAGACGCTCTTTCTATCTCTCAAGCACAAGGTAATCAATGGCCTGTGTACTCGGTACCTACAGGTGCCGCAGGTGCATCACGTGCTGTACGCAAGTCGATTGAGTTGCTCAATGGGTACGAAGAGGTTATATTTTGCTTTGACAATGACGAAGCAGGTATCAAGGCATCACGTGAATGTGCTCAGATACTTCCACCTGGAAAAGCTAAGATAGCCAAACTACCCATGAAGGATGCCAACGAAATGTTGGTAAACAACCGAGTGTCTGACTTGGTTTCCTGCCTATGGCAAGCAAAGATATTTCGGCCCGATGGTATTGTATGTGGTACCGAATTATGGGAGACAATAAATGCAGAAGACTCTATGTCTTCGGTTATGTATCCGTTCACTGGTGTGAACAATAAAACTCTGGGTATTCGTAGAGGTGAGATAGTTACTGTGACAGCAGGTACGGGTATTGGTAAGTCACAGGTTTGTCGTGAGATTGCCAACTACATTCTTGAACAGGATGAAACCATAGGGTATATTGCTCTGGAAGAGAACAACAAGCGTACTGCACTTGGATTCATGGGTCTGTACCTAAATAAACCTCTGCACCTTGGTAATGCAGATGTTGAGCCAGAGGACTTTAAAGAAGCATTTGAACACACCTTGAACACAGGTCGAGTGTATATGTACGATCATTGGGGTTCACTGGAAAGTGACAATCTTCTGAACAGGATTCGATACATGGTCCAAGGTTGTGGATGTAATTATATTATCCTAGACCATATCTCGATTGTAGTGTCGGGTATGGAAGGGGGTGATGAACGTAGATCCATCGACAATATGATGACCAAATTAAGAGGCTTGACAGAAGAAGTTAATTGTGGTATGATACTCGTATCACATTTAAAAAGACCTCAAGGTAAGGGTCATGAGGATGGTGCTCGTACATCTATGGCACAGTTGCGTGGATCTGCGGCTATCGGACAACTATCAGACATCGTTATTGGTTGTGAAAGGGATCAGCAAGGTGAGTTTCCTGATCGTACTACAGTACGCATACTCAAGAACCGATGGACTGGTGAAACTGGTGAATGTTGTTATCTAGACTATGATAAGACTACTGGAAGATTGAATGAAGTTCAAGGACCAATTGACTTTGAAGAGGAAGATGACATACCTTTTGAGAACAAGACGGATTTTTAATGATAAAACGATCCTGTGTATTTGACATAGAGACTAACGGTCTTAATGAAAAGCTGACCAAGGTACACTGCATGGTTATCTATGATATAGATACCAACCAATATCATAAGTACGATCCATTGGAAGTGTCAAATGGTCTTGCTCACCTCAGTCATTACGATGTACTGATTGGGCACAACATTATCTCGTTTGATTTACCTGCACTTGACAAGATATTCAAGTGGAAACCAAAACAAGAAGCAATCATTCGGGACACGCTTATCATGTCTAGGCTTATGTACTCAGATATGGCACATAAGGACCACGTGGCTCAAAAGATACGACAGGATCTTTATGGTCGTCACTCTCTCAAGTCGTGGGGTCAGAGACTAGGCTTTGAAAAGGGTCATTTTGGTGAAACCGAGAATATATTCCATTCATTTACAGTGGATATGCTCAACTATTGTGCTCGTGATGTAGAGTTAAACTATAAGTTATACGAAAAACTTATGTCTCGTAAGTTCAGTGAGGAATCTATTGAACTTGAACATGAGATTTATCGTATATGCGAGAAACAAAAGGAATTTGGTTTTCCATTTGACTCTCTCAAAGCTACACGTTTCTACGCTATTCTATGTGAACATCGTACTCTGTTGCAAAACAGGTTACGTGAGAAATTTGGTTCATGGATGGAACCAGATGGTGATGTATTTACACCAAAGGTAAACAACAAGGCACGTGGATACGTAAAAGGGGTTCCAGTTCAAAAGCTGAAAAAGATTGACTTTAACCCTAATTCAAGGTATCATATAGCTAAACGATTAAAGGATCTTCATTCTTGGAAACCAATGGAGTTTACTCCTACTGGTGAACCAAAGATTGACGAGACTATACTTGAGAGTCTTGATTATCCTGAAGCAAAACTAATGGCTGAGTCATTACGTCTTAACAAAATGATTGGTCAATTATCAGAAGGAAAAAATGGCTGGTTACACATGGAAAAACAGGGCAGGTTACATGGGTCGGTCAATACTATGGGCACAATCGCCTCTCGTTGCTCTCACACGCACCCTAATCTGGGCCAAGTTCCGAGTATCAAGTCACCCTTTGGCAAAGAATGTAGACAACTTTTCTTCGCACCTCAAGGGTTTGATCTTATGGGATGTGATGTCGCAGGTCTTGAAGCTCGTGTTATTGCTCATTACCTTGCTAGGTATGACGGTGGTGCTTTCTCTAAAACTCTTCTTGAAGGAGATATACACACTGACAATCAAAAAGCTGTGGGATTGGCTACTCGTGACGAAGCGAAGACTTTTCTATACGCTCTCTGTTATGGGGCAGGAGTTGCCAAACTCGGTCAGATCGTTGGTAAAGGGCCAAAGGAAGGACAGAAGGTAAGAGATCGTTTCTTTAAGAAGTTACCTGCATTCAAGAAGTTTCGTGATGACGTTATGCGGAAAGCTGAAGATGTCGGGTATCTGATGGGACTTGATGGACGAAGAGTTCCAGTTAGGTCTGCACATTCATCTCTAAACACTCTGTGTCAGTCAGCAGGTGCTATTATTTGTAAGAAATGGGTGGTAGAGTTTCATAAAATGCTGAAGGAACAAGGGTACCAAGAGGGTACCGACTATCAGCAGGTAGCTTTTGTACATGATGAAATACAGGTTTTAGCAAAGAAAGGACTTGGCGATGTCATCGGTGAAACCGCAGTACGTGCAATTGGAGTTGCAGGGGATTCTTACGGAGTCCGATTGCCTCTCACAGGAGAATACAAGCTCGGAAGGACATGGGCAGATACTCATTGATCCATATCTTGACCAAGCAATAAGACATTTGGTAGATGTTTATGAAGAAAAAACCAAAAATAGAACAACTGTTGGTGGATGGTGACATTCTTGTGTATAAGAATGCGTCAGCCGCAGAACAAGAGATAGATTGGGGTGATGATTTCTGGACACTTCACTCAGATTTTAGACAAGTTATGGGTATGCTTGATAACGAACTATCTCAACTAAGAAAAGATTCGGGTGTACATGAGATGTCCATTTGTTTCTCTAGCCCGAATAATTTTAGGAAAAAAATTCTGCCCGATTACAAGCAGAACCGTTCAGGTACACGGAAACCTACGTGTTTTAAAATCTCAAAAGATTACCTTCGTGAAGAGTACGATGCTTTTGAATCAAACTGGCTTGAAGCAGATGATCTTATGGGTATCAAGAACACGATGTTCCAAGATCATTGTTGCATTGTGTCGATTGATAAAGATCTCTTGACAGTTCCAGGTTGGCATTGGGATTTTAAAAAGAAAGATATGTTTTATGTTGACCCTGTGTTAGCAGATTACTATTTTTATTTACAAACTCTTTCTGGTGACTCTACAGATGGGTACAAAGGGTGTCCAGGGATAGGTAAAGTCAAGGCACAACGTGTACTTGATAAAGCAATTGAAGAAGACATAGATATGTGGGATGCAGTACTGGAAACTTATGAAAAAGCAGGGTTTGGATCGGGTTACGCCTTGGATCAAGCACGTATGGCGTACATCCTTCGTAAAGAACAGTACGAAGGGCTTGACAAGTTTCCTAAGATGTGGTATCCTGAACACTATAACGAGTTTAACGATGCAGAAAAATCTCAGCCTTAAACAAAGAAAGCAATTGGCAGATTATAATCAAGACGAAACAAAAAGAGTGGAGAAGGCACAGTATGATCCACGTATGAGATACATGGAAACTGTAGAACCAGAAGGTGAACAATCATTTGGAAACGCAAAGTTTGATGATATTACTTCTCCAAAGCACTATTGTGCAGGGTTTGAAATTGAACCATTAGATTTTATTTTGAAGAATCAACTTGACTTCTTAGAGGGTAATATAG